GTGGTTTTTCGTTCGTCAGCACCACACCAGTGCTGCGGCCCTGCCCTTCGGTGCGCTCGAGCTCCAGGGCTGTTGCCGTCAGTGGCAGGCACTGGCACCTGCACTGGACGTGGTACGGGATGCCAGGCAGGTCGCTGCGTTCCGTCACTGTGCGGCGATCCAGTGCTGAACAGCTGGGGCAGGTGCGGCTGTCGTTGCTCGCATCCCACCGCCACTGGCGGATCGTGCCCGGTGCCGCTGCATCCATCGCTGCCCACTGCTGCTGATGCACCTGCTCCGATAGGTGGGCCAGGCCCGTGCGTGCGATCGCCCTGGCGTTCGACTTCAGTGCCACTGCCGACTGGCCCAGTCGCATCTGGCCCCTGATTTCATCGGCGATCAGGTTCTGCGCGATTTCTTCGGTGGTGTTGCCGGCCAGGAACCCAGCGCGCACGTGGCGATCGATCGACTTGAAGCTGAACTGCGCGAACCGCGGCACACCCATCGCATCACTGGCCTGGCCGCCCAGCCCCTGGCCGCGCACGAACCGCCCCGTGGCGCCATCCTGCAGCACCACACTGCTGCCGAACCACTGCTGCAGCGTGCCGCCCATCACCCGCATACCCTGCACCTGCTGGAGCACTTCAGGCGGCACCCGGGCCTGCATCGCACCCAGCAGCTCCGGGCTGCTGCCCACCCGGCCCAGGTCGGCAGCGGTGAAGGCCTGCCCAGGGAATGCTTCGACCGTGCGCGGCGCGAACGGGTTGTTTTCGCCGGTGGTCGCACGCCGCAGTGCTGCAGCGCCTGGTGCATCGCCAGCCATTCCGGCCTGCAGGTAGCCGGCCGCCCAGCGCGCCTGCTCTGGTGTCATCAGCGCCGCTTCCAGCACCAGGTCGCGGCCGACCGCCAGCGACATTCGCTCGAGCACCGGCAGCACCTGCGGCTTCAGCGCACGCCACGCCCGTTCGCGCAGCAGCCCATCAGGCAGCCCGGTGATCAGCTTGCGGATCTGCACCACTGCCAGTTCGATCGCCACCTGCGTGCGATCAGTGCTCGCATCGGCGCGGTCCAGGATCCGCAGGATGTTCGCCAGCACCTGCTGCCGCTGCCGGTCGCGGCCGACAGCAGCACGGGCCAGGTCGTTGGCATCCATCAGTCGGGCAGCTCAGGCGATGGTGCTGCACCTTCCGCATCAGCTTCGGCGGTGGCTTCGTTGGCCGCGGCCAGCGGCACCGTGTTCGCGAATGCTTCAGATAGCTGCAGGCCCTGGCCCACCGCTTCGATGATCGCTTCGGGGTCGAAGTCGTCGCCGAATACTTCACCGCGGCGCAGTGCTTCCAGCAGCGTGCGCTGATCGATCACATCGGTCTGGAACAGGCGGCCCAGTGCGTCGATCGTTTGCGCATCGATCGGGTCGGCGTTGTAGTCGCGGTCCAGCACCACCACCGGCGGTTCCACACCCGCATAGGCGGCCACCCATTCCACCGCCTGCTGCAGGCTGGCTTCCAGGTCTTGGCTGATCACCGAAAGCATCGAGTTGCTGTCGGCACGGTCCAGCTGTTTCGACAGCCCCGATTCGGCCACGTTCTTTTGCTTCGCCAGGATCGCAACGCCCAGCGATGCCATCTGGGTTTCCAGGCTGGCCAGTTCATCCTGCAGGCTCTGGAATGCACCGCTGGCGGGTTCCACGTAGAACGCATCGCCTTCGACGGGGAGGCTGAGCGCGTTATTCACCCCGACGTTCAGCTGGTTGCTGGCCTGATCCCAGCCCTTGACCACCATCATCGGCTGCGCTGCCACGTGCAGGCAGTGCAGCAGCTGCGCCTGCAGCGCATAGTGCTGAAGGTTCAGGTTCGCGATTTCCAGCAGCGGCGGCTCACTGCGCAGCAGCCCTTCACGCTGCGCATACACCACGGTGTAGGGCACTTCGGTCAGGCCTGTTTCACCGTCCTGGTGCAACAGCCAGCGTTCGGGGCCGCTGCGATCTTTCTGGCTCAGGTCCACCCGGTAGGTGGCCCACCGGCCAGGCTCGAGCACCCGCACCTGCCTGTATTGCGCTTCGCCGAAGGCACCCCAGGCTTCACTCACCACTTCACGCAGGCGCACCTGGGCCAGGTGGCCGCCGGCACCGCCAGCCGCTTCACGCCAGCCGATCACGTTCCCGGTTTCGTAGCGCACGAAGTACGGCCGGGTCGGATTGGCCAGCTGATCGGCCAGGCTCACGATGCTGGGATCCAGCTGGTGATCCACCAGCCAGCCGCAGTGCCCGTAGGCGATCGCATCGAACAGCACTTTGCTGCAGAACTCTTCCAGGCCGCTGCCGTGCCGGTTCACATCCTTTCGCCAGGCACCCCACCATTCGGGATCGCCACCCTGCAGTTCGATGGGTTTGCGCAGGATCAGGCCGACAGCAGCGCGCACGATGCGCGCGAAGTACGGCGACAGCACGCCGCGGCCACAGCGCCGGCTGTAGGCATCGGGCGGTTCGCTGGGCAGCTGCGGCAGGTAGGTGGTGCTGCGCAGGTTCAGGCCCGTGGTGCCACTGAGCACAGCAGCCACCGGCTGCCACCGCTGCCACATCGCCCAGTAGCTGGGCGACGGAATGCTGGGATTGTTTTCCGGGTGTTCTTCATCCTGTTGCCGCCGCAGCGAAATGTCGGGCAGGTCGCGGTTCCCTTCCCACCCGTGCGCAGCGTTTTCGGAATAGCTGGGCAGCTCCAGGCGAATGTCGGCCATCAGTCGGTGGCGGCGGTGGCGGGCTTCCGGGTGCGGCTGCGCTTCGGCGTGGGATCAGCAGCGGCCTGGGTGTCGCCGGCTGGGGTGTCCGTTGAACTGACAGCCTGCGCACCCGCCGGAACGGGTTCCACATCGCTGGCCCACTTCACCGGTCCAGTTCGATCCCACCAGGGCCCTGGCTGCCAGATCGCCACACACATCGCCCACAGGATGCCCGCAGTGTAGGCGCGGGGCCCCGACTGCACCCAGGTGCGGGTGTGATCAGTAGAGCGCGATGCCGGTTTCGCCCGACTGCCACGGCTTCACCCTGTTGGCAGCCGACAGGATCAGGTAGCCAAGCGCGTCACACCAGTGTTCCAGCCCTGGGGATTTGTCCACCAGCCATTCGTCGGTGCCCAGCTTGAAGGTGACACCCCGCAGGCCGCGAATCAGGTGTTTGCACCTGGGGTGCACCCGCAGCCTGATCTGCCCTTCGGCGTTGCGGATCAGGTAGTTCGTGGCCTGCAGTTTGTCTTTCACGCTCCAGGGTGCCGACGGTGACACCACCACGAAGCCGTGCTGGCGCAGGATGCCGTGGTCGGTCATTCCGGCACTGCTGGTTTTCCTGGCGGCACCGGTCGGGTCGGGATAGGCGAGCACCCGCCGGCCGGCGAAACGGTGCAGCACCAGCTGGCACACCTCGCCGGTGTTGCTATTCGGCAGCGCGATTTCATCCCACACGCACAGCGTGTCGCCCACTAGTGATGCCATCACGCCGGCCATCATTCCGACGTTAAAATCCAACCCTAAAAGTAGTTCGCCGCCCGTGTCTTCGGCACGGTCATCGATGTTTTCATCGTTGAAGTCAGGATATACCCTACCGGCCATCGATTCGAAGCTGGCCAGGTATTCCTGCCGGAAGGTGCGCGCGTCCATATCACGCTTCGCCGCTTCGATTTCTTCCGCTGGCACCTGCCCACCCTGCAGCGTGGTGAAGCTGAACCGCGCCCAGGTTTCATCGCCCATCGTTGCTTCCCACAGCGCGTGGAAGTGGTTGAAGCCGGCCGGCGTGGTGATGTGCCAGCAGGGCCCCTGCTGATCCGACAGCGACGGCCGCACCACTTCAGACCACACCCGCGGGTTCACGTAGGCGGCTTCATCGATCACGCACCCGCTCAGGCTGCTGCCCCTGAGGCTGTCGGGGCTGTCCGCACCCATCAGGCTGATCGTTGCCCCGTTGATCAGCTTCACCGTCAGTTCGGTGTGGTTCACCGTTGCCACCAGGTGGGGCGGTGCCATTTCACGCAGCGTTTTCCACGCGATGCGCTTCGCCGCTTTGTAGGTGCTGGTGACATACCAGAACAGCCCACCAGGCTTTCGCATCGCCCAGATCAGCAGCTGCCCGATGCTCAGATAGGTCTTCCCGAACCTGCGCCCACAACACAACAAACGAAAGCGGGTGTCGGCTTCATACACCTGCCGCTGCGGTGTGGTGAAGGTCTGTTCGATCACATCAGCGTGGTGGCCCAGGTCGGTGCCCAGGTTGCGCGCCATCGGTGCGTTCAGGATGCTGCCGGCCGGCCCGGCCATCAGGATCGACACGATCAGCCGCCGCCCTGGTTTGCAGCGAACCCGCCCAGGTTCGTCAGCTTCGCCATACTGTTCAGGCACCCCAGCGCCGTGCCCAGCTGCCCTTCGACCCGGGCATCAGCACCCAGCCGCTGATATTGCTCCAGCAGGTCCAGCATAAAATCCTCGCGTTCGCGGGCCCAGTTCGCGCGCAGGATCGTGCGGGCGGCCTTTATGTATTCGTCGACGTTCCTGGGGCTGTAGCCGGTCGGCCAGGATTTCGCCGCCCATTCCAGCAGCTGCTGGCGCGTGGCGCCCAGGCCCAGGCGCTTCACGATTTCCGACACCCGCCGTTCGGCTTCGTCGGCAGTGCACATCGCGGCACCGCCGCGGCCAGGCGGTGGCGGGCTGTTGTGGTTCGGCGCCTTCGATGGGTCGCGCGCCTGTTTGTTCATCACCGTGGGGCCCACCGGCAGAAACGGTGCATCCTTCGCCGCGGCCCTGGCGATCGCCCTGGCCTGCGCCGCGGTGGTGTGATCCGGCGGCTCCAGGAAATCCGACGTTTCAGCCAGTGCTTCGGCCAGGTGCTCGCGTTCGGCCAGGTCTTCGGCGGCGATGCTGCTGGTGATGCCGCGGGCGCGGCGCTCCACGATTTGCTTCACCCGCTCCATCAGCTTCGGCGGTTCCTGGCAGCCCAGCTCCAGGCATTTCTTCCTGGCGGCCAGCATCACCCGCCGGCGCCTGGTGCTGGTGTCCTGGCTGCCCACTTCGTAGGCGATCACGCAGTGCTCGAGCACCTGGCCCAGGTGGTCGGCGCTGATCACACTGCCGGGCATCCCGCCGCGCTGGGTGATGGCATCCTGGTGGCGCTGGCGGGCGCTGCGCTTCGGCAGGCCTTTCGCTGGCTGCCGGCCCTGCCCCTTCGGTGATGGCTTCAGGTTGCCTTTTCCTGCCACAGGCGCAGCTGGGTGTGGTTGCTGCTGGAAGACTAGCCCGCAGGATCCAGCGCCAGCAGCGTGATCGTGGCGCCTGGGAGCTCACCGGGTGCGCACCAGTGGCGTTCGACCACCATTCGCACCAGCTGTTTGTCGTCGCCCCAGGTGCCTGATGCGGTGATTGCATCATTCGCGGCGCGGCTCAGCTTGTCCACGTCTCCGGCGATCACCAGGTGCCACTGCGGTGCGGTGGGCTTTAGCTCGCCGTTCGTGCGGAAGTGCGACTGGGGCCTGGCGAAGCGAAACACCATCGTGGCCTGCATCGGCCCAGCGGTCGGCCAACCTGCCGGGCGGGCCAGGGCGCAGGCCGCGGCGATATCCGATCGCCAGGGCGCCAGGCGTTTGTTTGATTCGATGGCACGGCCGCGGCCCAGGTACGTTTTGCTGCCCTGGGTGGCGGGTTTGCCGTGCACCGTGAAGGTGAACTGCATCAGTCGGATGTGGTGGGTGTGGTGGTGGTGTCGGCATCCACTGCCGCTTCGATCGCTTCCAGCTGATCCCAGATCGCGTCGATCAGGTGGCTTTCGGTGCCGCCGTAGATCACCCAGGGCTGGCGGCTGGCGGCGATCAGGTCGACGCACAGCTGCCGCCAGTCGGTGGTGGTGTCGGCCATCAGTCGGATGTGGTGGGTGTGATGGGCAGCTGGCGGTGCTTCAGCCGCGGCCCGGTGGGTAGCTGCTGGCCGTTGTACCGGCCGGTGACGGCGTAGCTGTTGACCGGTGGCGCGGCCATCGTGAGCAGCACCAGCTGGGCCACACGCATCCCGGGCCAGATCGGCACCGGCTGCAGCTGGCGGCTGTTGTGCAGCTCCAGGGTGATGGTGCCGTTGAACCCTGGATCGATCCAGCCGGCCATCAGGTGTTCCAGGCCCTGGCGGGCCACGGTCGACTTCAGCTGCACCTGGCCGGCCAGGTGGGTCGGCATCGTGATGCGTTCGGCTGTGGCGGCCAGGATGAACTGGCCAGGCCGCAGCAGGTACGGATCGGCTTCGGTGTGGTCTGACAGATCCAGGCCCACCAGGCCGACACCCACCACTGATTCGATCAGGATCGTGGGGGCCAGGCGCAGGTCGATCGATGCTGGGTTCACCAGCACCGGGTCGAAGGGTTTCACGCAGCCGGCCGCGGCCAGTTCGGCGATTTCAGAATCGGGCAGGATCATCAGGCGACAGCAGTGGGCAGGGTGACGATCACGCGATCGCTGCGGGTGGCAGTGCTCGAGCAACACCAGCGCACCGAATAGTCGGGCAGCACCTGTTCAGGCACCTGGTAGGAATACCAGCGACGGCTGCAGGCTTCACAGTGGCGACGGCGCACGGTGCCGGTGCCATCAGCTGTGGGTGTGGTGCAGATCACGCGGGTGCGGCGTGAACCGCAGTTCGGGCAGGCGGTGGCGACAGCAGCGCGCGCACCTTCAGGTGTCAGTCGGCCCATTGGATTCGGTGTGGTGGGTGTTGTTGGCCATTGTGGCCTGGGTGTCGATTGCGCGGGTGATGTACCAGCGCGCCTTCAGCAGGTCTTCGATGCCGTTTTTCCGGCGCCAGCGCCACAGGTAGGCGATGGCAGTTTGCGTGCAGTGATCGGTGTGCGCTTCGGGGCCGGCCGCGGCCAGCAGGGCATCGATGCACTGCAGGTCGCCGGCGGTGTAGTGGCTGGGGCTGTCGACAGGATCGTGGTCGGGCATAGCAGGAAGGGGCCCTGCCGGGCCCCGGTGGTGTGTGTGATCAGGCCTTCGCCTTCACCTGACGCAGCACCCAGAACGGATCGCCGGTGGTGACGGTGCAGTGGCCCTGTTCCTGCAGGTCGGCTTTCAGGGTTTCGATTGCGGCTTTGCCGTGTGCATCGAAGGTGGTGGAAGCCTTGCCGGTCTGCAGGCCGAAGCTGTAGCCGTAGGCGGTGAACTTCGTGGGCACGTCGCCGGCATCGTGCGCGGCCTGGAGCTTGGCCAGCTGT